CACGTAACGTAAACCGCCAGTACGACGACAGCTTTGCTGTTGAAGGTGCTAAAATTGGCTCAACCCTGCGTATCCGTCTTCCAGACCGTGCGCTTGTAACTGACGGCGCAGCCCTTCAGGTACAGGATGACAACGAGCAGTTCACAACTCTTGCTGTTTCCACCCAGAAGCACATTGGCGTTAACTTCACCACTGCTGAATTGACGATGCAGTTGGATGACTTTGCTGACCGCGTTCTCAAGCCACGTATCTCGCAGCTTGCTGCCAGCATCGACGCTGACGTTGCTAACTCGTATCTGACCATCGGTAACACGGTCGGCACGCCCGGTACTACGCCATCGACTTCGGCTGTTCTTCTTGCTGCACAACAGAAGCTGAACGAAAACGCTGCTGTAATGTCGCCACGTTATGCAACTGTTAACCCAGCCGCTAACGCTGGATTGGTCGAAGGTCTGAAGGGTCTATTCAACCCAACCGACACGATCAGCAAGCAGTTCAAGAACGGCATGATGGGTACAGGCGTACTTGGTTTCGACGAAATCAATATGTCGCAGTCCATCAAGCAGTTCACCACTGGTTCGCGTACTGCAACTGGCGGCACGACTTCGGCGGCTGTTACCACTGAAGGTGCAACCACCATCGCCATCACTGGCGCTGGCGCATCTGCTACGGTTAAGGCTGGCGACGTTTTCACTGTTGCTGACTGCTTCCAAGTCAACCCACAAACTCGTGAAAGCACTGGCTCGTTGTTCCAGTTTGTTGCTCTTGCTGATGTCACACTCAGTGGCGCTGGCGCTGGTAACGTAACTGTTGCTGCAATCTACTCGGCAACACACGCACTTGCTACGGTTAACACTCTGCCCGGTAACTCTAAGGCAATCATCTTTGTTGGTACGGCTTCTACGCAATATGCTCAGAACCTTATCTACCACAAGGACGCTATCACTTTCGCAACCGCCGACCTTCTGCTCCCACAGGGCGTAGATATGGCTTCGCGTCAGGTGCATAACGGCATTTCGCTCCGCGTTGTTCGTCAGTACGACATCAACAACGACCGTATGCCTTGCCGTATTGACGTTCTGTATGGCTACAGCACGATCCGTCCGCAGATGGCTGTTCGGATGTGGGGTTAATCTAACACGGCCCTCGGTTCGCCGAGGGCCACACTTTTTGAAGGATTTTTACTATGCCTACTTTACCTAATGGCGCCGGCGGCTATCAACTTGGTGATGGCAACCTCACCGAAGTTAACCTGTCAACGTCTCCTGTTCCTACTGCGTACACCGCGGCAGCAACAGTAACTACTCTTGATTTGTCTGGTGGTCTTATTGTCTACACTTCGGCGTCGACAGCAGACCTTACACTTCCTGCGGTTACCGTTGTTAACGCTGACATCAGCAGCGCAAAAATCAACTCAGCATTTGATATTGCTTTGGTTGCTACCAGCACTGGCGTACCTACTATCGTAGTAGGCACTGGCTGGACGTTGGTTGGCTCCGGCGCAGGCGTTGCATCGCGCAGCGTATTGTTCCGTGCTGTTAAAACTGGCGAAGCTACGTACAACCTGTACCGTATCGCTGGCTAATAGGTTTGCCCCGGCTACGGTCGGGGCATCCTTTTTAGGAGAAAACTAATGCCCAATACAAAACCTATTGGTGTTGCTTACCTCGACCAAGACATTATTGGCGCGCAATTTGTCTTGGCTGATGAGCAAATCGGCTACACCGCTGCAGCACAAGGTACGGTTACACAGGCGACAGACAAGTCAACTGCCGTAACGCTAAACAAGCCTGCTGGCCGTATCACCATGAACAACGCGTCGCTGACTACTGCCACTAACGCTACGTTCACGCTGAACAACAGCTTCATTTCTGCAAATGACACTGTTATTCTTACTATCTCTGGCGGCCAAGCGACTGCTGGATCATACAACGTGTTTGCTAACTCGCTGGCTGCTGGCTCTGTCAGCATCAGCCTGCGTAACATTTCTGGCGGTACGCTGTCAGAAGCAGTAGTGATTAACTTTGCTATTCTGCACTGCGTATAATTAATTTGGGCGGCTTTCGGGCCGTCCATTTTTAGATTTTTTGCGAGGATTTTGGCATGACTACGGCTGGGGACATAATTAACGGTTCGCTTAGACTGCTAGGCGTTCTGGCAGAAGGCGAAGTTCCATCGGCTGAAACGTCGCAAGACGCACTGCGCGCTATGAACCAGATGATTGATAGCTGGAACACAGAGCGTCTGTCCGTTTTCTCAACACAAGACCAAGTATTCACATGGCCTTCGGGCATCATCAGCCGCACGCTTGGGCCGACCGGCAACTTTGTCGGCAACCGCCCTGTCCTGCTTGATGACGCAACGTACTTTGTCGATCCCGGCACTGGCGTCAGCTACGGCATTAAAATGATTAACCAGCAGCAGTATGACGGCATCGCGGTCAAGACTGTAACGTCTACTTTCCCGCAAGTTATTTTTGTCAACATGACATACCCAGACATTGAAATGTTTATCTACCCGCGCCCTACGCGCGACCTGACATGGCATTTTATTTCGGTTGAAGAACTTACGCAGCCTGCAACGCTGGCAACCGTATTGAGTTTTCCTCCCGGCTATCTGCGTGCGTTCCGCTATAACTTGGCGTGCGAAATGGCGCCTGAGTTTGGTGAGGAACCGTCGGCACAGGTCCGCCGCATTGCTATGTCCTCGAAGCGTAACATTAAACGCATCAACAACCCTGATGACATTATGTCTGTACCGTACAGCCTTATTGCTTCACGCCAACGCTTTAACATCTATGCAGGGAATTACTAAATGACTAATATTGCTATCTCCGCGCTGCCGGTTGCCGCTTCGCAAGCTGGCGCTGATGTATTGCCGATTGTTCAGGCTTCGACCAGTACAACTAAGCAATTATCCGTAACCAACCTATTCACCAGCCCCGCGTTTGTTACGCCCGCATTAGGAACGCCGACCAGCGGTAACCTGTCGAATTGCACCAGCACATCTATGGTGTTGACAACTCCGATATTAGGAACGCCAACCAGCGGTAACCTGTCGAATTGCACCAGCACATCTATGGTATTAACAACTCCTGTGCTTGGCGCCGCAACCGGCACAAGTCTAAGCGTTACAGGAAACATTGTTATTAGCGGCACTGGAAAACTTGGCTACACAACCGGCTCTGGCGGAACAGTTACCCAAGCTACCAGCAAGGCAACCGGCGTGACGTTGAGCGAGTCAACCGGCCAGATTACGCTAAACGCCGCCGCGCTTGCCGCAGATACTACGGTCAGCTTTACATTAACTAACACCGTTATTGAGGCGAACGATATTTTAATATTGAACCATATCCGCGCTGGTACGGCAGGGTCTTACCTGCTCAATGCTCAGTCCGCCGCGGGTTCAGCCAGCATTAACGTGCGAAACATTACCGCTGGTTCATTGAGCGAGGCTATTGTAATTTCTTTTGCGGTAATCAAAGCGGTAACGACGTAAATGAAAACGCCGATCCTTGGGTCGGCGTATGTCGCTAGAAGCGTCAACGCCGCCGACAACCGCATGGTCAATCTGTTTCCAGAGATTGTCGCCGAAGGCGGCAAGGAACCCGCGTTTCTTCAGCGCGCGCCGGGATTGACTGTGTTGGCTACCGTTGGCGATGGCCCTATTCGCGGGCTGTGGACATATGGCGACTATGGCTACGCCGTGTCTGGCGATACGCTGTACCGAATCGACAGTAGCTGGAACGCGGTAGCTAAAGGTTCTGTAGGCGGCTCTGGCCCTGTCAGCATGGCTGACAATGGCACGCAGCTATTTATTGCGGCTAACCCGCAAGGCTACATTTACAACGCCAACACTGACGTGTTCCAGCAGATCACCGACCCTGACTTCCCCGGCGCGGGCACGGTCGGTTACATCGACGGCTATTTTGTGTTTAACGAACCCGGCACACAGAAAATCTGGGTTACGCAGTTGCTCGACGGCCTGTCCGTTGACCCGCTAGAGTTCGCCAGCGCCGAAGGCAATCCAGACAATGTTGTAGCTATCTTTGTAGACCACCGCGAAGTCTGGGTGTTTGGCACAAACTCAACCGAAGTCTGGTATGACGCAGGATTGCTCGACTTTCCGCTAACACGTATCCAAGGTGCGTTTAACGAACTGGGCTGTGCTGCCCCGTACAGCATCGCCAAGATGGACAACCAAGTCTATTGGCTAGGCAAGGACGCACGCGGCCAAGGCATCGTCTACAAGGCCGCTGGCTACATCGGTCAGCGCGTGTCTACGCACGCTATCGAATGGCAGATGCAAGAGTATGCTGACCTGACAGACGCTGTTGGCTACACGTATCAGCAGGACGGCCACAGCTTCTACGTCCTGAACTTTCCCAGCGCCGACACTACATGGGTTTATGATGTTGCCACTGGCGCGTGGCATGAGCGCGCGTCGTTTGCTAACGGCGATTTTAACCGCCACCGTGCCGACAATCAGATGTTCTTCAACAGCACCACGGTTGTAGGTGACTACGAAAACGGCAAGATTTATGAGTTTGACCTGAACGTGTACGCTGACGATGGCGCACCGCAAAAATGGCTGCGGTCATGGCGCGCGCTACCTACGGGCGCTAACAACCTTGCGCGTACTATCCAGCACTCCATGCAACTTGACTGCGAGACAGGCGTTGGGCTTAACTTATATCCCGCTTACGATGCTGAAGACCTTGCCACTGAATCAGGTGACATCCTCGTGGCCCAGTTTGTGCAAGGCTATTTGACTACGCAAGCCGGTGACCAGTTAGTCACGGAAGCCAACGATAATAACGAGCCATTGGTTACCCAAGTGCAACCCGCCGAAGATTACAACGGATACGTGCTAGAAACGGAAGCATACCCTGAAGCGCCGGGGTATACCCCGCAAGCTATGCTGCGCTGGTCAGACGATGGCGGCCATACATGGTCTAACGAACATTGGAAGTCGATGGGCAGAATTGGTAGATTTGGGCATCGCACCATCTGGCGTCGTCTTGGCGCGACGATGAAGATACGTGACCGCGTCTACGAAGTGTCGGGAACAGACCCTGTACGGATTTACATCATGGGCGCTGAACTAGCCATCAGCGGGACAAGCGCATAATGGCACTAGCGCCGATCAACCCCACACAGTTAACGCCGCCACGCGTCGCCTTTATAGACGAGCGGTCAGGCGCGATTAGCCGTGAATGGTATCGGTTCTTTCTGTCGCTGCTGACAGCTACGCAGACCAATCAGGATGAAGTCGAGTTAGCGCCTGACGCTACGGCGCTGATAGCATCCTATGACGCCATGTTGGCAGAACTAGCACAGGCTACCGAAAGCGCCCCTGACGGCGCGTCAGCATCTGACCTAGCGGTTGTGCAGAGCGACATTCAAACCTTAGAGTTAACCCCGCCCAACGCGTCAGCGTCTGAATTGGCTGTCTTGCAAGCAGAAGTTTTTGGTTTAGGGCTTGAGCCGCGTGCGGAGTTAGGGACAATCGCATCTAAAAATAAAGGCGCGTCTGGCTCTTTCTTGGCCGGGGTAACCACCGTCACAGTGGTTGACGGCATTATCACCAGCATTGTTTAAGGAGAATACCAATGGCCGTTTCTATCAGTAACATCATCCCCGCTAAGACAGCGGAGGCCGCGCAGACAACGCAGTACACGTCGAATGGCGTGCAAACAATCATCGACAAGTTTACCGCGACTAACTACAGCGCGACCGCTGCGACAATCAGCGTCAACCTGATTACGGCTGCTGGCAGCGCGACCGACAGCAACTTGATTGTCGATACCAAAACGCTTCAGCCTTTAGAGACATATACGTTTCCTGAACTGGTCGGCCATGTGCTGCCTAACAATGGCTTTATCAGCACCATCGCTGGCACGGCTACGTCCATCAACATCCGCGCGTCAGGTCGGCTAGTCAGCTAATGCAGCCCTTCGTCGTATTTTCATTACCAAGATCGCGGTCAGCTTGGCTGTCCCGCTTTCTGACTTATGGTGAATGGATGTGCGGCCACGAAGAGTTACGGCATATGCGTAGCCTTGACGATGTGCAGGCATGGTTCTCGCAGCCCAACATTGGCACTGCGGAGACAGCCGGCGCGCCTTGGTGGCGGCTGCTAGAGCGGTTTGCGCCTGATGCCCGCGTTCTGGTTGTGCGCCGTCCCCGCGACGAAGTTGCCGAAAGTCTACTGAACCTACATGGCACGCAGTTTGACCGCGACAAACTTGACGCAATACTACTGAAGCTGGACCGCAGCCTAGACCAGATCGAGGCGCGGCTACCCAACGTCTTGTCTGTGTCGTTTGACAGCCTGAACGAAGAAGACACTTGCGCCGCTGTATTCGAGCATTGCCTACAACAGCCGCATGACCCCGCGCACTGGGCGCAGATGGCGCCTGTCAACATTCAGATCAGTATGCCTGCCTTGATGCGTCACTACGCCGCCTACGCCCCTGCGATGGACAAGCTGGCGTCGATTGCCAAGCATGAAACAATAGCAGCAATGGAGCCAGAAGTTAACGAGCCGCCTGAAGGCATCACTTTTCAGACAGAGGACTTTGATAGTTGGGTGCAAGACGCCGACAAGCTGTTTGACGAGCATCTTGTCCAAGTGGGCGAGACGCCGGGCAACTGGCAGAATAAAAACTTGCCGCTAATGCGCGGGTTAGATAATGTTGGCGCCATGCAGATAATGACTGCGCGTTGCAATGGTAGGATGTTTGGCTATCTGATGACAATCATATCGCCGTCGTTGGTATCGCCAGACATTTTAACAGCTACGAATACCACATTCTTTGCGTCGCCAGAGTTCCCCGGCTTGGGATTAAAGCTGCAACGCGAAGCAATTAAAGAATTAAAAAATAAAGGTGTTGACGAAGTGTTTTTTGAGGCAGGGAAAAGGGGTTCTGGCCCGCGTATTTCTATGCTATATAAGCGTCTAGGCGCGCAAGATCACGGTATCTCATACCGTCTGCAACTGAAGGAAGCGTAAAATGGGTTTAGGTGCAATGGTAGCAGCCGGCGTAGGCGCCGCAGCATCAATCGGCAGCGGTATTATGGCCAGCAACGCGTCTAAGAAAGCATCTAGGGCGCAAGTTCAAGCAGCGCAGGATGCCAATGCTGCCCAAGAGCGTATGTTCAAAGAACAGAACAGGCTGCAAGAGCCGTTCCGTCAAGGCGGGCTTACCGCGCAGAACGAGATTATGCAGTTGCTTGGCATCGGCGGCGACAAAGCCGCTGCGGGCTACGGCAGCCTTGGTAAGTCTTTTGGCCAAGCAGACTTTGAACAAGACCCCGGTTATGGGTTTCGTCAAGCGGAAGGTATGAAGGCGCTAGAGCGATCAGCAGCGGCCCGCGGCAATCT